TTAACCGCTTTAGAGCGAAATGCAGAGTTAATCATGATCGGCTTACCGCCCAGAATAGCCTTTATGACCTCAAGGAACTCAGCCAAACGCACCAGATTAGCCAACTCCGCATCTGTGGGCGTGTTGTCAAACTCACGATGATCCGTATGAATTAACTCCTCATAGGAAAAATGCTCACTTAGCTGCATCGGGTTTCCTTGTCAGGGTAAGCACTTTCTCTAGCGTCCTGCCGCCAAAATAAAAGGACATAATTAGCATCCCCCATTGACCTAGCAGTTCTACATACCGTTGGTTTGTGTCGATACCAAAGGCACTCATTAGTGCAAACACAAAGTAGCCAGCAAGGATAGCAATCAGGGTCATAGGGCGAATGTTCTTGGACAGCCAAGAGTCCGAGGCCATATCCGCTTTGAGGCGGTCTGTCAGTTCGTGTTGTTCTGCTACGTCAGCATTGAGTTGAGCAAGTTCCCCGTTCTGCTGCATCTCCAACAACTTTAACTTAGCAGACTCAGCCGCCGCAGGGTCAGGGAAGAACTTGTCAATCATCTTGCTACCAATGTCGAGCAACGCGCCTATGGGGAACATTATTTCTTCCTTCCTAACAAAGTTTCAACCAGTACGTCAACTTCTGTTGTGTCCGCTGTACCTAGCCAATTTGCTCGATTGTTGCGGATGATAATTAGTTTTTCCAAAGAGCAGGAAGGGCCTACTTTCTTTAACCACGTTAGCGCCGCTTTCTCCCGTTCTACTGAGTTGTTGGTGGATAGTGCAATTAGCTTGAAGTCTGAAACCAAACAGGGCTGCTCCGCATTTCCAGCACAAAGACTCAACAGAAAGATGAGGAGCCACGTCCGTTTCACTTCGCCATTTCGGTACTTGCGGCATTGATACGGACTTTGATTGCATTCACATCTTCAGGCTGCACTTTAAAACCAGCGGTGACATATCCCGCAAAGGCTCCCACTTCAGGAGGTATAGACCCTCTACAGACATAGGTTGCACCCTGCTTGGCTTCCCACTCCGTAGTTTTACCTGACACTTCCAGTTTGCTGCACATGACCTCGCCATTCAACATAGACACCATCGCCGCGTTGCGCTCAGGACTAGCCGAAAACAAGCTACTCATACTGCCATCAATACTCTTATCCCTGCCCTCTTTGCCAATGGCTATAACGGTTACGCGGCTATTAACAACCAAGTTTGCTTTGTAGACAACTACGCTCACAGCCTCTGTATCTTTTTGAAGCGCAGCGGCAATAGGCAGTAGTTTCTCCTGTTCTTTCAGAGTCGGCAAATGGTCTGCCGTAGTGATGGCGTGGAGAATGACCTGCCTAGAATCCCATGCAAAGTAACCAAGAAAAAACAGACTAGCTAGGATTACAACCGCAATCAGTTTAAACGGCGTGTCTACCCACTTGATAAGCTCGATACCTTTGTCGAGGTACGTCCCACCTTTGGGGCTGATCGTCCCCTTTTTGGGGATGACCTTTCTAGTGACACGCTTCTTGGTGACCATCAATGCACCTTTAATACCAAAGATATAAGCAGCATGATGATTGCACCAGCACAAGCAAGAAGGATATGTTCCATCCGCTTAATACGCAAAATGGTCTCTTTCCACCGTTCAGCACAAACGGCTTCGTGGGACATAAACTTAGCTTCAAGTTCGGTCATGCCATCTCAACCCAAGCGAGAGTTTCTTCATTCCATGTGTAGCGTTTGTCGTCAACGGGCATAGGAGTTGGCGCAGTCCATTGGCAAGTCTCTTCGACTAAAGTCCAGCTTGGGAAAGGTTTCGGAGGGATAAACGCATCGCGTCCAGCGTCAAAGGTAAATCCGATACCGGCGTAGTTTTTACGCTTATTCCCGTTGTAGGAAGTTTGCTTCCACTCCCCACCCAACAGCCGTTCACAGAACGCAGCGCCGAGGTATTCCTTCTCCACGCCTTGGGAGTCAGCCGTGTCCGTGTTCGATACGACGATGACCTGAGTAACTACACCGTTTTCTACTTTAGCAAAATGTGCCATGTTTATCCCTTTACCATGTGATTATTACGATACCTGAACCGCCAGCAGCGCCTGAGTCTCCACCCGCTTGGTTACTACCGCCACCGCCACCGCCTCCAAGATTTGCAGTACCCGCTGTGGGTACGGAAGCACTACTTGAACCTGCGCCGCCACCACCCGCACCACCCGTACCAGCGGGAGACTGAGCAGGACTACAGCCGCCTCCTCCGCCTCCACCATAAGTTACAGAGGAACCAGAAAGACTGTTTGCAAGTCCTGCGCCACCGTCACCACTACTTGAGCCACCGTTAGCCCCAACCGCAGAAGCACCGCCGCCGCCAGCAGCTTGATCTCCAGCAGTTGAGTGAGAACCACCAGCAAAACCTTGACCGGCTGGAGAAGCTGTACCACCTGTGCTTGTATCGGCAGAACCACCACCACCAGACCCACCAGATGCACCATTTTTAGCAGATGATCTTGACCCGCCGCCGCCACCACCCGCAGAAGTGATTGACGAAAATACCGAACTGACTCCAACTGTTCCCGTTGCACTTCCAGAGGTTGATCCAGCACCACCTGCGCCTACTGTGATCGTGTATGCAGTTCCCGGTGTGACAGATAAACCCGTAGCAGTCCTAAAACCACCCGCACCGCCGCCACCGGCTAAGTCATAACCACCCCCACCGCCACCCGCTACGACAAGGTAGTTCACGCTCGTCACGCCAGCCGGAGCAGTCCAGATACCCGAGGAGTTGAATATCGCCATCTTACTGGGCGCGAGGTAGGAGATGATTACTATGCCTGAACCGCCAGCACCCGCTGTGGCTGCTTGATCTGATCCGCCGCCACCTCCACCTGTACTAACAGTCCCGCTAGTTGGGGTAGCACCTCCAGTAGCACCCGCACCGCCACCTCCTGCACCCCCATCCCCCGGCGTTCCACCTGCAATAGCACCACCGCCTCCCCCGCCAGCATACGTTACCGAGGAGCCAGAAAGACTGGATGCAGAGCCAGCACCACCTTTTCCTGTTGGTGTGTCGGTTGAGTTATTCCCCACGGCACTTGCACCACCACCGCCACCAGACGCAGATGGAGGCGAAGTGTAACCTGTGGTGATACCGCCATTATTACCCTGTCCTACGGTTCCCGTTCCAGCGGTTCCCCCAATTGGCGCAGCGCCACCGCCTGATCCACCATTACCAGCCGCAACACCGTTGTAGTGACCACCTTTGCCACCACCCGTTGAGGTAATTGAACTAAAAACTGAGTTTGCCCCAGATGTATCTGACGCACCACCAGCGCCAACTGTGACCGTATAGGACGTTCCCGGCGTGACAGCTAACCCTGTAGCTGTTCTAAATCCTCCTGCACCACCCCCGCCGCCAAAGGAGTAGGTGGCGGCGTATCCCCCACCACCGCCACCCGCAACCACAAGATAGTCAACCTGCGTAACACCCGTAGGGGCTGTCCACGTTCCTGAAGCGGTGAATTGCTGGATGATGCGGTAACCAGCAACAGGCCAAATACTTGCCGCTTGGTACGCAGCCGCCTGTTGTAGAGTCCAGATTCCGTTGGCTACGCCTAATACCCCGCCAGTTGGTGTGGTAGGGCTTTTGGTGATGATCTTGCCGATGTAATCCATTACGTCTCAGCCTTCAAAATGTAATGCTCCCAGTGCCAGTCCATGTGTAAGTCCTGTAGCCGCCAGATACTACGATGGATGGTGAGCCTGTCGTGGAGGTCGCTGCGGGGTAGGAATCGGCGTAACGGACTATCGCTATGCCTGAACCGCCAGCGCCGCCTGTCGGGATGCCGTATGAAACCGTGTTGCTGCCACCGCCACCGCCACCCGTGTTAGCCGTTGCCGCGTTACCAGACCCACTAGCTACGCCGTTTGCACCGCCGCCCGTACCACCAGCACCTTGAGTGCCGGTACCCGCCCCAGCGCCGCCGCCACCACCGTAATAAGTACCAGCAAAGGAGCGACCTATGCCGCCATCACCCGCAACTGAAATATTACCTGCCATACCTACCGCTCCAGCACCGCCGCCACCTCCGGGGTTATACGCCGAACCGTTATAGAAGCTAGTCCCGCCGTTATACCCCTGCACTGGAGAAGTTGATGGCGTGTTACCTGATCCGGGCAAACCACCGCTAGGGCTAGAGATTCGTAACGGGTTATCTCCACCGCCAGACCCCCCGCTACCGGCAGGGCTTCCATCAGGTGATTGGTAAGAAGCCCCACCCCCGCCGCCAGCGGATTCTATTTTTACTCCGCCACCCACAGCACTTGTGTTCCAGCTAGATACTCCCCCACTTGCACCAGTTACATACGCAGACCCACCAGCGCCACCGTTACCAACTGTGACTGTGTAGGCAGTGCCAAGAGTTATAGCGTACCCAGTTGCCGTTCTGTATCCACCAGCGCCGCCACCACCACCATAGAACTGCCCACCGCCGCCACCGCCACCCGCAACGACAAGGTACTCGATGGCATCAAGAGGGGGAGAGGGCCAACTACCAGCCGCCTGATAGACAAGCTGACTAATCTTTGTCCAGATTCCGGGTGCGCTAGTCGTAGTAGCCAAAGGCGTAAGGTACTTAATAATCACTATGCCTGAACCGCCAGCAGCGCCAGCAAGACCACCGCCGCCACCGCCGCCTGTATTAGCAGTTCCAGCAGTGCCAGCACCACCACCGTTAATGTTTCCATTACCACCGCCAAATGAGGCTGTGCCAGCCGTGTTGTATCCTATACCGCCACCGCCGCCAGCATAATTAACTGATGATCCAGAAATAGAAGATGCTGTACCCGCACCGCCCACACCCCCAACGCCGTTAGAACTATTGCCACCTACCGCACTAGCCCCACCACCACCACCACCCGCCCAAGTTCCACCTCCAAATCCTAATCCTCCATCACTGCCTTGACCAGAAGTACCTGTACCAGCAGTTCCGGTTCCTCCCCCTCCTACACCACCGCCTGAGCCACCATTTTGGCCTGTACCAGTTGAGTAGTCACCAGCACCACCGCCGCCAGTAGAAGTAATGGAAGAAAATACAGAGTTTCCTCCAGCAGTAGCTGTACTACTGCCTGAGTTTGATGTTCCTCCCGTACCGCCAGCGCCTACTGTTACTGTGTAAGAATTTCCGGGGGTGACAGCCAATCCTGTAGCAGTTCTAAATCCTCCTGCACCGCCACCGCCGCCGTTATAACCACCCCCACCACCTCCCGCAACGACAAGATACTCAACCTGCGTAACGCCAGCAGGAGCCGTCCACGAAGTCGTACCCGTAGCGGTAAAGGTCGTAGCAGTAAATTGCGCGGCTAGTTTAAAACCGGCAGGGAAGCCGTGGATTGCCATTTAGGTAATTACTTCAAAGGAGGCGACATAGGTCAAGGCACTTGCAGTTCCTGAAGTCACACCAACAGACTGGTTCTCCGTCACGTAGAACGAAGTGGTCTTGTCAGTAACAATCAGTGAGGCATTAGCAGGTACGCTGATCTGGTAGGCGATGTAGTAAGCCGTACCACTTGCAAAGGTCGCGTTGTTTGCTATGGCAACCGAAGCTGCCGCCGCAGACGCAGTAGTGTTCGACACGACAATGCTGTCGATCTTGTTGACCGTTCCCGAAGCTGGAGTCAGACCAGTCAGAGCAGTCGTACCGTTATGCGTCCAAGTTGCTACAGCACTTGTGCCAGATGGAAGCAGATACGCTGTGTTGCCGTAGATGCTTGTTACGTTGACAATATTAGGGTTTGCCATGACTACTCCTTAGAATCCGAAAATCAGTGCAACAGCCACTGCTTTGCCTGTGGTGAGTGCGCCAAGGCTGGTTAGTGCTGCTGCTGCAGTGGTTGCTCCGGTACCGCCATTAGCTATAGGAAGTGTTCCTGTAACCCCGGTCGTGAGGGGTAGACCAGTCAAGTTTGTAGCAACACCTGAAGCGGGTGTACCAATCGCGGGCGCGGTCAACGTCTTGTTGGTAAGGGTCTGCGTGCCGTTAATAGTAGTTACAACGCCAGCGGTAAACCTCAGTTCAACCGTATCTGCAGCTGCCCACGCCGCTGCTGTGGTGCCCTCTTGCGCGCGTACGATGGTAAAAGTGTCCGTAGACCTAGCCGTGACCTTAACGATCTCAATGGCGTTGCTGGAGTTTTGAAGCGTAATGAATGTCCAATCACCACCGGAGATAGAAGGGAAACGCGCCCCGTGCCCCGCGCCTACAGTAAGCGTGGTATCTCCGCTAGCAATGCCGCTAGCGAGCGTAGAGTAAGCGTTATTAGTAACTACATAAGCAGCCATAAATTACCCTTTCATCTTTGCTATAAATGACTGCTGGAAAGCGGCAGACCGTTGGCTTAGCACACTTTCCGAGTCTTTAGATTCGGCGCGGTACACAAGATAGTCCACCAGAGCTGGTTGGTATGTTACAGGAAGGTCGGCTATAGTATCTGTCAACGCAACTACCGAGGGGTTCCGTACATACCTTACGTCTAGTATCTGGGCAGTAGCGGGGGCTTGTGGGTACAGAAAAAATTTAAGCGGGTCGGTAGCAAACTTACAATATTGCTGAGCGGCTCCGGCGGTATCCGTTCTCCAGCCGGGGTTAAACGTACTCATAGACGCGAAATCAAACGGCGTTACAGAGCTTCCGTTGTGTATGCACAGAACCTCAAGTAGCGTCACAGCATCGACAAACGATACGGTCTGCTCACTCTGGCTAACTATGCAGGTGTAGTCTCCGATGGTGGAGAAAAGTTCTGGACGTAAAATCAGGGCTTCTCTAAGACCGTCGTTTACATAGGCCACTAGCTCGGCATCCGACTGGCGAGGAGATGTTGCACTGGTATCGTTAAGAATATACCGAGCCGAGGTGATGATGTCTTGAGGTGTCATGTCAGTGGACGATCAGTGGTGAGCTGCCCGTATGCGGGGTAAGCGGGTTATTTCCAGAGTGGGCAGAGAGTGCGCCGTCATCCCGTGTGTGCTCGTACCACTGCATCCCCTCAGTTATATCGTACGTCAACGTGTTGTTAGCTTGAGTTATCAGCACCGCCCCGGACAATGTAGAACCCGCAGTTGCAGCTAGAAGGTCGCTAATCTGCGTCTTGGTAAGGTCTCCAACAATGCCTGCCGTGCCCGCGAACGAGAGTGCATCTGCGGTCTGTGTCTTAGTGAGGGCCCCAACAATACCAACCGCACCTGCGGACACAATTGCGTTGTCGGCCTGCGTCTGAGCTAGGGCCCCATACCGAATAGAGTCAGAGCCGTTTACCCCAACGGCATTTACTGCTGCCCCGTTAACGGCTCCGAAAGGCATTACGCGTTACCAGCGGTCAAGGTAAAGGTGTTGATGACCACGGTCTGAGCCGACGCAATGCTGGTGTTATCCAACGTGAGGTCGCCGCCGCCGCCTGTAACCGTAACAGTCCCTTGAATGTGGCAAGTAGATATAGTCGACTCCCACAATCGCCAGTACCCAGCTGCTGTGCCGGTACCAGCCCCGGCGTCCCCCGTACCAGACCAAGTGCCGGTTTTAGCCTTAGACCCACTTGCCGCCGCTGCCATCCAGTCTGATGGTAGCGTTATGCTTAACAGCATCGTGCCGCTAGTAGCGGTTGCAGTCGTTGCGGGAACAGACCCCGAGTACAAACGTAGGACAGCTGAAACACCTGCCGTACTTTCGGTTTGATCGAGTTGGTTATTACGTAGTGTTACTGAATATTGAAGCGCCATAACGACTCCTAAGAGAAAGGCTGCATCTGGACTTGCACGGGCAGTTCAGCCCGGAATCGTTGCTGCCTAATACGAGCGTCAGCTACACGTCCGTCGAACTGGCGGTACGCAAACGCCGCCCCATCGGGATTACTCCATGCTTTATTTGGCTGGATCATTAACCAGAACTTAGCATAAGCCGTTACACCCTCTACGTACCACCCAAACAGCTTATCGTCCACAGAAGTTACAGTAGTGGTAGGCATTACAACTGTTTTAATCAAGAAAGTCTCTACCGCTGTAGGCGTAGGATAGAACCGAAGAGACAGTGGGTACGTCTCCAGAACCGCGTACAGATTAGGAGGACCGGTGGCCACAACCTGCTTATCTATGTCGGCTTGAGACTTTGCTTCAAGAAACACAATAGCGGTAGACGTAGGGCTAGTAGGGCGGTTGACACTAACAATTGACAACAGTTCCGTTCCGGCTGTCAATGTAAGGGCGTAGTCGGTAGTTGATACAACCAGTGGCAGCGATACATCCTGCACCAAGGCGTAGGAAATCTTGGCAAACTCCCTAGCGCCACGGCGAATAGCGTCGTCCATCAGAGGAACTGGAACCTCCGGACAGTCGACGGCTACCCACGGGTAGAACTGGCTGAGCGTAGCGGCCATGCTTCTTAAATGCCTTCTGCGTAGATGCGGATAAAGGACGTCTCGGCACTGGTCGGTGTGTACCCACCAGCAGTCACTAAATACCCGAAGAATGTACCACCTTGGGGAAGTGCAAAACCTTGGTTAATACCATTAGTTTTGACGTAAAGAGTGGAACCCAGATCAACCGGAGTGCCAAGATCAAGGTATCCCATATACGCAGTACGATCCCCTGCGGGCAAATCCCACGCCGCATTATCGGCATATTCACTGGGAGGAGTGGCGCTATACAGATGTAAACGGAATGAAGTCATGCTGGCTGGTACAGCCGCCAGATCAGAACGATATTCAGTGCTTAGGATTTTAAATAGCAGGTTATCCCCGCCAGTGCTGCTGAATGTTAAGACTCCACCACCCGTAGCAGTAGACGGGCCAACAACGTCCCCCGCCGTGTATGCCGTAGTATTAGCAGGGCGAGTGATTAAAAGCTCACGGTAAATACTAGTAATCATAGCGGCTCCAAATAGGGGAAGGAGGAGGCTTGTGGCCCCCTCCCCTAACTACAACACTTACGTAGCAGCAGCGATGGTGTTATCCACAACCCACGTCAGGCCGTCGGTACCAACCTGAACAAAGTTAGCGCCGGTCTGGGTGGCAATACCACGTTGGCCAGTAGTAACAGTACCGCTGTTGATGGTCCCACCAGTGTTTGGGTACACGTCAACGGTTACTGATGCTACAGTATTGACTACAGTGACCCGAGCACCTTGCGGTTGCGAAGCGGGAAGAATGACGCTATCACCGGTAGTAGCGCAAGTGCTAACCACGTTGACACCCGAGGACATGGTGTTAGCCGCCAGTGTGGGGGCCGCGCCGCCAGCAAGTGCGCTAAGACCAGTAGAGTAACCGCCTACGTCGAGAGTAAGACCTGAAGAAGCCATAATGTATTTCTCCTAAATTAGATGGGCGGAGAGGGGCGACCGCCCCCCTCCTAGGTATTACTTGACGACGCCGAAAGCCAGAGCTTCGGGCTTGACGACCTTGCGGCCATACACGTTCAAGCCACGGATGAAGTCACCAAAGTCCGACGGGTTGCGTACTTGCTCGGTCTTGTTGACTTGGCTGGCAAAGCTGATCGCGTCCTTCGTACCAGCAATGACGCAACGGCGGTTAACCGCGCTGGTCATCGTCCCGCCAGTAGACAGAGCCGATTGACCCGAGACCCAGCCTTTGCTAGTACCACCACGCGGCAGCATGTTGCTGACGTAGACGGTAAAGCGGTCGATCATGCCGACCTTGCCGGTGCGAACGATAGAATGTTGGTCACCAGTGAAGTAGGCTTGAGCAAGGGTGGTCGTCATCAACAGCTGACGGTCGTACGGAGACATGAGCAGCCAACGGCCAGTTTCCGGCACGTTTTGCTCGTCCAACACAGCGCCCATGTTCAAGATCAGGGTCAGCAGATTGGCCGAAGAGGTGGTCGCATCAATCGGTACCAGATCAGTACCAAGGTTCAAGATAGCCGACTTCACACCAGCGGTAGCGCCTTGGTTCTCAGCAGAGCAAGTACGGGTGTTAGCCGCAGTAGTGCTGGCCGTGTTTGGAGTAGCGCCGATAAACGTGTTGTAGTACGTCTCGTCAGTGATAGAGATTTTCAGCTGCTTGGACGCATCTTCCATGTACATGTTCAACAGATTCAGGTCAGATTGCGCTTCCTGAACGTCGTTGCACTGGAACGCAAACGACTTGGCCTTTTCAATCTGCATGTCTTGGTAGATCGGGGTCGGCACTTCGTACTGCAGACTTGCGCCAATAACATAGTCGGAGATAGTCAGCGTCGGGGCAGTCCGGATACGCACGGTGTCGCCCTGATTTTTGATCTCGCCTTCCCAGCTGGTGTTGACGATTTCGGTAAGCTGGTTATCTACGTAGTACTTGGCGTTGAGTTTTTTGCTCCACAGCATCGGATTGAAAACTGTGGACTGAAGCGGACTGGTCAGAAACGGGGCGGCTGGGGTAAGAATAGCCATGGAAATACTCCTAAGAGGTAAGTGGGGTTGGTTGCTCCGAGCTTACCTCCATGCACTTAGCCGCGAACGCGACCTTGCATGTAAGCTTCACTCAGTTCATTTTCAAGCTTAGCTGCGTCTTCGTACTTACCAACCAGATTCAACTCCTTCACTTTGTTAAATTCCCGCGTCATCACAGCTTCTGTGTAGATGCGGTCTTTAACAGATGAGGCAGTCGACGGGGCGGTATTTGCACGAGTCGGCGTGATCTGACGTTCAAGTTCGGTCTGTCGCTGTTGACGCACGGCATCTTCAGGGGTTTGGTTGGTGTTGGTTTTATAAAAGTCCACTACCTTCCTAATCTTTGAGATATCGCCGTTGTTGTACGCAAATTCTGCAAAAGCGCGTCGTGGTTCGCCAGTATAAGGATCGGTCTCATCCAACCACGCAATCCACGCTGGGTCTGCGTTTATGGCAGCAAAGTCTGGGACTTCCATCGCCAACCTTTGCTCGAACGACATGGTAGCTACATCTCCACCAGTCTTGGTGAGCGCCTTCTCCAACTGAGCAATCTTCACGTCTCGCGCCTTAAGTTCCGAAGACAGAACTTCACGGGCTACACGGCGTTGCACATCAATCAAATCTTGACCGTATTCTTCAACATCCTTATCGGAAACCAACCGATCATCATCAGAAGTGGAAGGCGCAGCCGCATCTAGCAACTCTACTCTTTCCTGCAGAGACTGGAGCGTTGTAGCTAGCTCTTTGTTCTGCTGGTGCAAGCGAGGTACTTCGGCACTGTACTTTCCTTCTAACGTCCGGTACTTATGTTCCCAGTCGCTAGTGGTTTTTACTTCTGGTGCTTTGACTTCCGGTTCCGATGCGATAGGCTCTTCAGCAGGGGCAGGGTCGGTTTGTTGAATGTCCACAGCGGCAGTATCCTCAGCAGGTTTGCTAGGGCCACCCATCTGTTTCTCTATTTCTTCAATTTCACGCAGTTGCTGCTCGACTTGCTTTGGTAGGGCCATATCAATCTCCTAAGCTCCAACTCCGCTTTTGCTCCGTCTTTACGGTCTGCGCTAGCGTAATGGTCAGCTACAGTTAAAGGGCAGTTGCTATCGCAACTTATCTACTACATCCGTCGATGTTTCGACGGCATTCAAAAATTCTTGTAACAAGGCTGCTCGTCCCTGAAGCCGGGCGAACGTGTCGCTATCGGCTCGTATGAGAGCATCCTTGGTTTGCGTATCCAAATTTTTAAAGAACTCCAGAAGAGGTCGCATTTCTACTGACTTCATCCGGTTCAGGGCTTGTGCTACTGGTAAGTCTACAGTATTAAAGCCCTTCATGCGGGTACAGTATCAGGCACAAAATAAAGTGTCAACCAAGATTGGGGCTGAATAGCCCCAGTTCGCAGGTATTTCACTTCTTTTTAGCGGGTTTCATGCCGCGCATACCCATCATCATGTGCATTCCTTCCTTCATTTCAGCCTTTTTGTGGGCCGCAGGAGTCATTTTTGCCTCCTTTTTTTCCTGTTTTTTGGGTTCTTTCGACTCGTACATCGCCATCATTTTAGCCATAAATCACCTCATTTTCTTCAAAGTTTGGGCTAAACGCGCCCGTTGACCCATTTTTCCGGGCATTTTTGCTGCTGTAGCAAGGGTTTTGGCAGGGATAGTCTCCCCTTTCTTAACCCCCAAGGCCGAGCGCAAGGCTCCCGGCTTCTTGATTGCGCCTTGAATCCACTTTTCGGCCATTATCTGTACCCAGCCGTTTTCTTGGCGATGCTTTTTGGCTGAGCTACAAATTGCTTACCTGCTGCCTTACCCTGCCTCTTGGCCTTGGTGTAGTTGCCAGCAGCGTTCACCTTAGACTTGGTCATACAGGATCACCTCCTCTCAACATTTCCGCGTTAGAAGGCTCAGAATTTACATATTCTTCCCATTTTGGGCTGTCACATGAGGCGTACAAATACTGTGCGGCAAACTCCAAGAGCGTTGGGTCATCTCTAAAATGCCCAAGCCCACGATTGCAATGATTGCAAAGCATACCTCGTACTCTACCCGTTGCATGGTCATGATCCACTACTAGCTTACCTTCTGCACCACAAATAACACACTGCTTTACGGTTAATTTTAAATCCGCTAGGGTTTCATCAGTAATTGCATTGCGGTACACCCCACGGCAATTGGCATTACGGTACTCATTCCGACAAACGCGACACCAACTATCAAACCCGGACTTCGTTTTGTTATGCAATGGGAAAGTTGCTGCATCAAGCAGTTTCACTTCTTTGCAACGAGTGCAAGATTTGGTTAACACTTCCATGCTCTTAGCGACAACGCTTTGCGTGTCGGTTCGCCATTTGGCTTCTTCATTGGCCCTTCCATTCCCGTCATTCTTGCGCAAAAAGACTTTTTTCTACCAGCGTCTTTCTCTGTTTTGGGGTTTGGAGCAGGAGGTCTAAGCCCCGGTTTGCCGGGGTTAGCAGCGTTGTAAGAAGCTCTGCCCTTGGCATTCAGACCACCCTCGGGGTTTTTACCTTCCTTACGCGTCCATGCAGGAGTTTTAGCCATGAGTTACTCCACTAAGAAAATAAAGCCATCAGTTGCTCCATCGTCGGGTTACGGACGGCACGTGGTCGAACCACACTACCACCACTGTACACTCGCCCGGAAACTATTGCTACTGTAGCACCGCACCTAGGCCCAACAACATTAAAGACCTGCGAACTATAGACAAACCCCTCTACCAACGGAGAATTGCTTGCCGCTACTGGCCTAGAAACCTTGCTCTTAAAGACTATTGCTGAACGGCATACCGGGGTACTGAGACCAAAGTACGGGGTAAGCACTTCGCCGCTGGTTAACAACCTTCCTGCTATGTACTGGGTACTAACCGGTATGTGTATTACCGATGTGGGTGGCAGTACTACAACATCCCAACCGACTACAATACTACCGACAACAAGAGCCGTATTAGCCGACCGAATAGGTCTAAACAACCCGGCCCCTTGAACTACCGTTAGTACGCCCGATGAAGCTGATACTGAATCAGCAGCCTGCGTACTGCTGAGGTCTCCTACGGTACTGATTGACCCACCAGACAGAGAAGTATCGTCAGCCTGTGTCTGGGTAAGACCCCCTACAGTAATGCCTACACCCGCGAACAGGACAGTGTCACCCGCCTGCGTACTGCTCAAATCTCCCACTACACCTGCCACACCTTTGGCCACTAGGGTGTTAAAGCTCTGTGTGCTGCTCGAATCTCCTACAACTCCTACCGCCCCTGCGGCTAGGACTACATCAGCGGCTTGCGTCGTAGACAACGCCCCATACAGGGTGGGGTAGCTGCCGTTTATTACGGCGGCATTTACTGCTGCCCCGTTAACAACTCCTAGTGGCATCGCGCTTCACTAGCGCCGCTAGCTAAGGCAAACTTGTTCAGGCGATATATTGATCGTGAACGGCCCTTCGGTGCTGGTGTACGTGGCATTCCATGACCCGATAAAGATGGAGCGGTTGTCCATAGTCGGGCAATAAATCATAAACCCGTTAGCGGAAAGCGTAGACACCGGTATGACCGGAGAATCCCAAGTCAGGTACGCTTGTTCGTCCTCAACCCAGACTCGTGGGTTCTCCAAGTCCAGACCACCCGCTTTGTATCCTTTGCCACGAGCCTCGTTGGTGGAGGTGTACTCAGCCGTGTAGCAATCTAGTTCGGCGTTGATACTGTACAGAGCTAACTTAAAGTCCTGTTTGGCCAGAAGCTCCAACATACAGACCTTAGAACTTACCGTTATCCCCTTGGTAATCATCCATTACCCCCGGTAACTTGATTAACCATCAGGCTCCCGTCGCGCCCCCCAGCTACCTGCCCGTCTGGCTGCAGCATAGGTGGTTTAGCGTTGGGGTTAGGCTGCGGAAGACGCAACCCACCACCGGAGGATTGACCATTGGGTGAAGGCCCTTTCATCTTCACGGCTCCTATTACAGCCCCAAATTCATCCTTTTGGAACTCGATCTGCTCCATTTCTGGCTGCATGGAGGCTTCCATCGCGGCTTGTTGTTGCTGCGCTGCTTGCTGCTGTTGCGCTTGCAACGTCTCCGTGCTTGGAACAATCTTGTCGATGTTCATGTCCAGCATCGAAGCGTGCTGACGCAGAAGCTCAGCCGTACCAAGCGGACCAACAATACCCTGAGCGATCTGGTTAGTGAGCACCAGTTGCAAGAACTCAGTCCTACGGACCGCCGCCGATTCCTTGGCCACCAAACTCATAGCGCCTTTAGCAACAATGTTCACGTCGCCAATCAGGTCGGGGTCTTGGCTATAGCGCAGGTTGTGCTGATACAGTCGCACCAGCAGGGGAGTGAGTACGCCTTGGTCAATTGCGCTAATGACAGACTTGATTGACTTGGAAGCGTTGGATATCAGCATTGACAAACCAGACGCCGTACGGCCAGCACCGGCGGCGTTATCACCAGTCATGTATCTGGGTATGCCGCTGTACTCGTCTGCAAGTGTCTGGAATTTCTCAAACACACCCATAAGCTCATTAGCGTTGCTAGGTGGTTGGAAGAAGGTAATAGGCTGGCTGGCGTCTTGGTAGTCCGAGTTCTGGAACTGCCAAATCTTCCACGGGTACATCTGGGTGATACTTTCTCCAGCCGGTAGGCGGCTGACATTGATACCCACTTGCGGACCCGACGAAATGCCCATGTTGTTAGATAGCGCCCTAGCTGCGGCATTGCACATACTCTGGCAATCCCGAACCAAGTCAGCAACGCCGTTCCCCCAAAATGCACCGGGAACTTTTTCGTACGACGCCGTGTAGTAGGGCTTGCGAGCAAGCGGGTCATAATTCAACACCGCCTTGATTACGGTGGAACCAATCAGCCAGACCTCGCAGGGGTACATCTTGTCCACGTCCGGTACATCTGAAGCAGCCATACCCCACTCTATTAGCAATTTTCCCTGCACCGAGTCCCACAACTGAAGAGCGTCAACCACATCTTTCATCCGCTCGGTCTCAGCCGTGTACTTACCAATTGCGGTGCTGACTTCTTGGTCGATGGAAATCATGTTGTGCATCCCACCGCCACCGGACTGAAAATTATCCAGAATGCTCCTCAACGCTGGCTCGCTGTACCCCTCTACGCCAATAAGATTCTGAATATCTTCTTTAGTCAGACGATGCCGCTCAAGGAAATAACCATCGTGCGGGGACGAGGCCCAAGGAGAGGGGTAGCACATGAACGGATCAACACGTTCCCACTCCAGCACAATACTTTCAACCGGAACCAGTCCATTCCCCTGCCACTGTAACGACTTGCGCTTGCGGGCAACAGGGCCCTTCATTATCGCAGTGGGGTAAGTAACGATGTCGTCAATAAACCCGGACATGGCATCGCGGAAGTGACCCTCCTGCAACTGATCTTCCATTTTTGTTTCCATCCGGTCGACGCGTTTCTCCGCTTCGTCCTTCAGCATACGCATGGTCTCGTCGCGCATCCGCTCCCACTCACTACGAACAACCTGTTCGTTGGGCATCTCCCCAGTGGTCTGCATGATCATCTGCACGGCCTGCTTCAAAATGTCTTCCGCCATGTCAGCTACGTTGGGCGGCAGGTCAGGGATGGCGGTGCTGTCAATAGTCCACGGCTTGTCGCTGCCTGAACCAAGCAACGTATCTCGCAGCCAACTTGAAGCTCCACGGCACTTGGTGGAGGTCAGCATCATGAAAATCTCAGAGCCGCCCATTTTCTTAATCTGGGACAGAACATCAGGATCGTACTCGCCGTTTCGTTGGCGCAAGCACTGCAGCAGGCGCTGCTCTGGAATCTGCTTGGCAACACGAGCTGCTTCCCATCGGGTGCGAACGTGCGCGGCCAGTCCTTGGATAACTGGGTTTATCTGCTCCATAGCGGCAGCAGCGCGAGAGGCTTCAACCTCCATTGCGGATGAAGACTGTACGGGAATAAGTTGAGCTAAAGCCATGCGGGTACCCCCCGTGGCATGAATGGTAGTCAGACTGTACCAGTTAGAAAGTTATTGTGCAATATAGAAAAAAATACCCCGTCACCACCAGAATAGGGGTGCGGGGTAAAAACCGGGAGAAAGGGGAGTAACCCCCGGTTGCCCGCCACAGGAGGAGGACAGGCACCCTGAATATACCATATCTAACTAAGTCCACCCAACGGCAGAGACGTGCGCAGGTTGTATTTCCCGGCGCTGGTTTGAATCCATGCCTACTGCCGACCCTACAGCGTTGTCAATGCCAAGCATTAGGTACTGCAGGGCGTCTTGGTCGTGGGAAAACGAGTCTTTCAGTGGAGACGTTTCGTAGCTTCCGTCCTGTTTTCGCTTGTATTTGTATCCACCATAGAGTCCTTGGATGAGATGAACACAACGGGGGTCAACAAGGAACTGTGCCTTGCCTTCCACTTGGCGCGCCATTGCTTTCTCCACCGCAGCGATCCTCTTGGTAGGGTCGTTGGTCGCCGCCCGAAGGGCCGACATACTCTGCCGCCTGAAGACGTCCAAAACTGATTCCTCGCTAAGCTGCGATTTAGCCCAGCCAGCAGGGTCGCCAATGACAAGAATACGGTTTTTAGGAAACCGTTGCGCGATGAGGGGTTTGACATATTCCTCCAAAAACTTCTCAAGCCCGATGTTTTCTTTGTAAATGGCGTCCAGTATATGCACCGCCCCTCGCGCCGTTTTCTGCCCAAATATAGCTGCGGGCGTCCGCCCAAAGTCCATTCCTATGACTATAGGGTAATTATTAAACTCCAACGGTATCAACGGCTCTGCGGATACGTGAAAGTCTTTAGTGAACGATTCCTCGTACACCGGTCGCCCTACCAGAGACCGCCCGTACTTGCCGTCAACGTGAACCCGGACAAAGTCATCAGACGCCCCGTCCATCATGTCCTCGTAGTACGTAGACCCAAGCGAGTCCAAGTTCTCCGCCTCCGGCGTACGCCCACCGGGTTGTTTATATAACTCCCAGCCAGCCGGTTTACTTAGCTCAAACTGCTCATAGAACCAGCTGTCTTCGCTCGGGGGGTTGGTATCCATTATCAACCCAGACCAATACTCGGGCACAACAGGAACCCCGGTTACCGGGTCTGGCACTTTATCCAGCATGGCTTTAGACGGGTAACGCGGCATACGCCCACGAGCAGCAATTATCAGGTCCGGGTGGACCTCACGGGCTTCGTTAATGAATACCCCGGTCAACTCAAGGGAAAGCAGTCGCTGCTGGTCATCCGGCGTATCTAGCGGAAGAAACATGATCTCGGCGCGAATGTCGTCAATAGACAAGAAAAAGGTCATTTCTGACTCTTTCCAGTGGCCAACCACACCGTCAGGAAACCACTGGGTCCACGTCTTCAGGGTGGTTTTCTTTAGCTGATCGCGGGTATTACGCACTATGACCCACCGGCTACGACGAAACCCATCCTTGCACTTGGGCATTTCCGCACAGCGCCGGATGATCTCAAAGCAACACACCGTGGATTTACCCGACCCTACGGGCCCCATGATTGCACGGACCTTGGAATCGGAAGACATGAACAACTCCCCCGTCAGGGTCGTCGTATAGTCAACCGTGTGGTTACTACGCGCCATCGTGGTCGGGTTTGGGTTCGGATTCGGCCACAACTTCCGGTAGGGCTTGTATTGCTTGTACTTCTATCTCGTCGTTCTCAATGACGACGCCAGTAATTGTCTTTGGCGCAGTGCCCCGCCCCGGCATGTTAATGACTATGGACACCGCAGCAGCCAATTCTTTTGCCATGCCCTTGGCGGCAAGCCCGGACAACTTGTAGTTGGCATCCAAAGCATCCACCACTGTCTTGACGCTGGCCGTTGGGTTGACTGCCCTAGTCGTAAGGATGTTGGTCAGGATATCTACGTTGACCAGAGCCTTCTGCTTGATCAGTTCGGACAGAAACTCCGCATCGGTGATGTCAGAAATAGGAGGCAAGTCTGTAGGGATTGGGCCTACAGGAATAGAAAAACCTAATTCGGTGGCGGGGGACGCCGTGTCG